ATATGAAACAGCGTCTTACACCGGAGTATGACCGCAAAGAACTACGGGAACACAGGGTGCAACTCACCCAAATGTTGCAGTTCATGAACGACCAAAAAATGCTCAACGATATCAAATCGTTGTCCATCACAGACTTCAATATCCTCTGGAATGACCCAGGATTCATAGCGGCTGTAGCCATGTACTACTCAATGGTCAAATCCCAAATGGAGGGTAAATCCAAGAACTGGGCAATAGACGTTGTAGAGGATCAGCTAGCGGAAGCTAAGAGCAAGATTGATTGGGTGAAGTCTCACCCAACACCACCCAAGGGCACACAACCCCTGGTCAAGAAAAACAGTAGACGTAAAAAGTAGAATCGGGGTGGGTGGCATTGGGGACACCGAAACGCAAACGCTCCACAGCACGTGCACAGTACGTGGCGGACTTTGAAACCACGACGGATGAGAACGACTGCCGTGTTTGGGGTTGGGGTTTGGCGAACATCAACACCGCTGACAGTGTGTGGGACGTTGAAATGTCAAACAACATGGCCGATTTCATTGACAGGATCAGTTGTGAACCGTCCGTCTGCTACTTCCACAACCTCCGGTTTGACGGGCATTTCATCATGGATTGGCTGTTCCGTCACGGTGACTTTGTGCACGTGGATGACAACCCCGGCAAAGGCCAGTTCTCCACCATCATTAGCAATATGGCGCAGTTCTACAGTATTACCGTCACTTGGTGTAATGGTGTCAGGACCGAGTTCCGGGATTCACTCAAAAAGCTGCCGTTGCGTGTGGCTGAAATCGCGGAAGCGTTCAACCAGCCGGAACTTAAAGGGTCCATCGACTACCACTCTTACCGGCCGGTGGGTCATCAACTAACCCTCGAGGAACGCACCTACCTTGCCCATGATGTAATGATTGTGGCGCGTGCCCTCAAAACTGAAATGGCCGCAGGCATGACCAAACTGACGGTTGGTTCAGACTCCCTGGCGGACTTCAAGAAAATCCTGGGTGCCAAGGTTTTCGAGAAAATGTTCCCCATCCTACCTGAGACAATGGACGCCGAGATACGGCGTGCGTATAGGGGTGGGTTTACCTACGTTGCTAAACGGTTTCAGGCTAAGAGGTTGGGTGCCGGTCGTGTGTATGACGTGAACAGCCTGTATCCGTCTGTGATGTATCACAAACCCATGCCGTATGGTTTGCCGGTGTTCGCCCCTGGCTTACCCAAAGCGAGCAAGTCACACCCTCTGTTCACGGTGACTATCACGTTCACGGCGAAGCTGAAAAAGGATCACATACCCTGCATACAGGTAAAGGGATCATCACATTTTCTGGCAACCGAATACCAAACACATATCAAAGAACCCACCACGATTACCTGCACCAATATTGACCTCGCGCTGTGGGAAGAACACTACGATATGGATATTCTCAGCTATGAGGGTGGGTGGCTATTTCAGTCGGTTGACGGTGTGTTCAACGACTACATTGATAAGTGGATGGAAGTGAAGACTAAGAACCGTGGCGGCATCCGGTTTATTGCCAAGCTCCATTTGAACAGCCTTTACGGCAAATTCGGCACAAATCCCAATATCACCCCTAAGGTTCCTGTCTTTGAGGATAATGTTGTCAAGCTCGTGCTAGGTGATCCTGACACACGTGAACCCATCTACACTGCAATGTCTGTGTTCATTGCCGCGTACGCGAGGGACGTAACCATACGTGCGGCACAGCAACACTATGACGTGTTTGCCTACGCAGACACTGACTCACTACACTTGTTGGTTGATTGCGATCCTGAAACTCTTGACGTTGACCCGGACAAACTGGGTGCGTGGAAAAGGGAATACATTTTCAGTGAGGCACTGTTCATGCGTGCCAAAACCTACACCGAACTGGTGGATGGTAAGCATGAGACCCATATTGCAGGGTTGCCTGTGGAAATTGCTGCACAGCTGACCTTTGACGATTTCTCCGGTGGACGCACGCTTGTAGGAAAGAAAACGCCTAAGCGCGTCCCTGGGGGAATCGTCCTACAGGATGTTGATTTTACAATGCCCGCTCTATAGGTGATACACTTTTACACATCAGGAAATACCTGCCAGGAAACAATGAAAGAGGCTAAGCCACATGACTGCCAAGAACATCACCCCCGAAACTGTTGCACCCGTCAAGCCGGTTCAGGTTCAGGGCACCATCGCCCCGGAACTGTACACGTTCATTGATGACAAGCGTTGGGACCTCCGCGAAACCATGGCGGACTTTGTCCGCACTGCCGTTGAGGACCGCGCAAAGTCGCTGGGTTACTCTGCACCGGAGCAGTCCCCCGAGGCGTGATTCACAGATAGCGGTGTGTTTGTCCAACAGGGAATGCTACCGCTGATACGGTCCCTGCTTAGGGTGGTCTTAGCAGACTACAAACCCATTGCCTGTGAGTCCGAACTAGAAAACCCCCGCTTACCTAAATTAGCGGGGGTTTTCGTCACACAAAACACTTTCACATTGATAGGGGCAAGAAAATGGCTTTTGAAGATATTCTCGCAAAGTTGCGTGAACCGGGTGAAGAGGGTATTACCCCTGAACTGTTTGACGAATTGAAAAAAGAATATGATCAGGATTTGTCAATCAGGGATGCTAAGGTTACACAGACAACCACAGCAGCGCAGGCTAAGGACGCTGAAATTCAGCGGCTCAAAGTAATCAATTTTGATTTGCTACAGTCAAGCGGATCAACTGAACAGCAGCAGGAACCAGAGCATCAGCAGCAGGAACCAAAGCCGCGCGGCATTGCTTCCCTCTTTGAATAGGAACATACAACATGGCAATTGACGTCCGACCACTCAAACTTGTTGACAACGTCGACATTCTCAACGCAATTCGGGAAGATGCTAGCTCCGATTATCAGCGTCGCATTCCCGAGGCTACCAAGGCCGGTTTGCAGGATCAGCTACGGCACCTGGAAGACTTTGGCCCCGGCTGGAATGAATTTCAGGACTCCCTGATTAACCGTATCGGCCTTGTCCTGATTAAAAACACGTCCTGGACCAACCCCCTGGCAATGTTCAAACGCGGAATGCTGACCTACGGTAACACCATTGAAGAAATTCAGATGGGCCTTATCACTGCCAAGGGTTACGACGCTGACAGGGAAGAGCTCGAGGCGGAACTGTTCGGCCGTGCACCGCTGGACGTTCAGACCAATTTCCACAAGATCAACCGTACGGACAAGTACAAAATTTCCGTCAACCCTGACCTGCTCAAGCGGGCATTCCTGGATGACGGCGGTTTGGGTAACTTTCTGACGGATACCCTGTCTGTTCCCACCACGTCTGACCAGTGGGATGAATTCCTCATCACCTGCAAGCTCATCAGCGAGTACGCATCGAATGGTGGTTTCTTCAAGGTCCACGTGCCTGACGTTGTTTCGGCAACGTCTGACGGTACGGATGCCCGCTCCATTCTCCGCACGATGCGTGCCATGGCTGGCAACCTGAAATTCATTTCCTCGCGTTACAACGCGGCTCACATGCCCATGGCAGCAACCCCTGATGAACTCATTGTGATTTGCTCACCGGAGTTCAACGCGGCTGTTGATGTTGAGGCCCTGGCCGGTGCATTCAACATCTCCAAGGCTGAAATGTTCGGGCGGATTGTTGAAATTCCGCAGGAACAGTTCGGTATTGACGGTGCACAGGCCGTCATGACGACTAAGGACTTTTTTGTTATCGCGGATAACAAGATTGAGAACACCAGCATGTACAACCCGTCGTCCCTGCACTCCAATTACTGGTTGCATCACTGGCAGGTTATCAGCGCGTCGCGGTTTGTTCCCGCGATCCTGTTCACTACCGGTGCAGGGGATGACATTATTCAGGTGTCCACCCCGGTAACCTCTGTCACTGCTGTGACCACGATTGACAGGAACGGGGACACTGTGACCTCTGTTTACCGTGGTGAGATTTACTCCCTCAATGCTGATGCTGTGACCGGCAACCCGGACAGTGTCAACACTGGTGTGCGTTGGTCCATCACCGGCAACACGTCCAACCGTACGTATGTCACACTCTCCGGTGTGTTGCATGTTGGCGGGGATGAGGGTGCAACCGCGATCACGGCAACCGCAACCTCTACCTGGTTGGACCCGGCTGGAATCATGCGGAATGGTAAGGCGTCGTCTGAGTCGCTGACTGTGACCGGTGATGCTGTGGCGGATTGGCCGGAGGTTGACACCCTGACGGGTATCACGGTTAAGGGTGTTGCTGTGACCCTGGTTGCCGGTACCTACACGTACAGTGTTGCCGTCACTGGTGGCACCATCACTGCTACTGATGTTGTGGTTGCTGGTGTTGACTCGTCCAACGTGACCACCACGGTTAACACGGCCGGTACGCAGGCCAAGATTGAACTTGACAGCGTCGCCGGTGACCCGGTGTACACTATCAATGTAACGACTGCATAAGCAGACCGTTATACAGAGCATGTGGCGCTCTGAATAACAAAGGCACCCAACCAACAGGTTGGGTGCCTTTGTGTTGTACCCTTACATAAGCCACTAAACGAAATGAGTAACCCTTGAATCAGATACAGGAATTGCCTGCCAGGGCTCCCGGCTTTGGGTATGAATTTAATTATGCTGTGTGGACGGCGGGTACTTCGGTAACCCTTTGTAATGTTCCGTGGAATAGTGATTACCGGGATATTGTGCGGTTCGATTCACAGACCGCGTTGGATAGTTATGTGACCAATCAGACCGGCCCGCAGGTCACGATTAATAATATGACGTATGCCAAGCCGGGGCACCCTGTACGGGTGAACATGCCATTCAATCGTGCGTACAAGTACAACTATTTGCGCGCCATTAACCCTACACAGCCAATACCGGGGAATGATGAGCCGCGAGCGTTCTACTATTTTATTACGAACGTCAATTATGTTGCACCCAACACTACTGAACTTATGGTGCAGTTGGACGTGTGGCAAACATTTGGTTATGGGATCACGTTTGGGAATTGCTACATTGAGCGCGGGCATGTTGGTATTGCCAACGAAAACCAGTTCAGTGATAATGGGCGAACGTATTTGACCATTCCGGAGGGTTTGGACGTCGGCAGTGAATATCAGATTGTGTCGCAGTGGACACGGAATATTGCCACGGCACGCAACAGGGTATCCACAGACACCAACTCATACTCTGTCCTGGTCACGTCTACTGTTGCGTTGGACGTTGACCCCGGCACCATCGATGCACCCAGCCTGCACAGTGCCAAAGGTTCGCAGTTGGAAAACCTGCCCAATGGTGCCGAATTGTATGTGTTCGCAACCCCGGACAAGTTCAAATCCTTTATGGAAGCCTACTCGGATAAGCCCTGGATCACCCAAGGGATTATTTCAATTCAGGCAATCCCGTATTACACCACCTACGGAATGTCCACCACGTCAAGTGTCGTGGGTGGTGTCATCGTGCAAAAGGTCAACAGCGGTTCTTTGAACACCCTGAAAACGCAGATGCAGACCGCGTGGCGCGATCAGATCATCATAGGCCCCGCCGGACGGTATCAGCGACTCAAAAAGTTCCTGGTCCACCCCTACACCACACTGGAAGTCACCGCGTACACCGGCACCCCGCTTAGCCTCAAACCGGAGTCCTGGTCTGATGCGCACGCAACGATGGTGGAAGTACCACACTTCGCCGCCCCTGGTGCACGTCTAGTGTTCTACCCCTACCGGTACAACGCTGCACAGCCCGGACCGGACCCGGTAACAGACGCTTACGGGGTGTTCAATGACGGCGGCGAGTTCCTCGACGTGGCAACCGGGATTTTCAACTTCCCCACATTCTCCCTGGTGAACAACGGGTATCTCAATTACATGGCCGCAAACACCCACGGCATTGCCTACCAGCACAGTAGCGCTGACTGGTCACAGCAACGCGCCCTTGCCGGTAACCAGTTGGGCGCTGAACAAGCCACATCAGCCATTGGAACCTCGCAGAACATCAACCAGCAGGGTATTTCGGCAACACAACAAAGCAGGGACCTTGCCAACACCAACGCGGCCATTAACGGTGTGCGTGGTGGTATTGCCGCTATTGGGCAGATTGGGAGCGGTCCTGGCGGTGTGACGGGTGCAGCTAGTGGTATTGCGAACGCTGCGATTGATACGGCAATGTCCATCAACACGAACAACATGTCAACCAACATCAGCAATAACCTGTCGATGGGTGTGAACCGTGCACAGAATGATCAGGCAGGTTACATGCGGGACAGTAACCGTGCCTATGCGGATATGGCAACCAACGGTGATTATCAGAATGCTGTTGCAGGTATCAATGCGAGGGTGCAGGATGCCAAGCTCATCCAACCCACCACCAGTGGGCAATTGGGTGGTGACGCTTCCCTGTTGGCAACCTATAAGTGGGGTTATGACGTGAAAGTGAAAATGTTGCAGGCCGCTGCAATGTCAGCCATTGGTGAATACTGGTTGCGTTACGGGTATCAGGTAAACCGGTTCGGGAAAATGCCCTCATCATTTCAGGTAATGGACAGGTTCACTTATTGGAAGCTCAAAGAAACCTACATTACAGCGTCGAATTGTCCTGAGACTTTCAAACAGACTGTTAGGGGTATCTTTGAGAAGGGTGTTACTGTGTGGAAGAACCCCACCGATATTGGAAATATTGATATCGCCCAAAACAATCCCCTGGAAGG